GAGAGGGCGCCACACGGCGCACCTTTTCCAATTCCACTTCAAGACATTTAGGGCAATACCCGTGAGATACCAAACCGTCATTTTCTTCGTCTTCACGCATTATTGTTTTACATACACAACATTCGCTTTTCATATCAATTTTAACTTTCCGCGTTTATCCACGTAAATTTGATTATAATCTTTCTGAGAAATACCGAAACCAGCGTCAAGCACCTTTGTACGGTCTTTAACATCAAACGTGCGTAATCTCAAGTGTTCAGTACCATTAATTTCAACGTGAATGATTGCTTGACCTTCTGAACAGTCGAGTATACTCACATTGTTTATACGAATCGTGTTACTTTCCATCGTTACCCCCTTTTATGCTATTGATATACTGATTACAATATCCTTAATGTTGTAATCATCGTCCCAATGGTCAATTATAAACTCTTCAGCACTCCCAAAATTACAAGGCTCAGGAGCGTATGGTAACAAACTGGACTCAACATAAAAATGTCTAACTTCGCCACTGTCCGGATGTTTGAAAAGTACCAACTCATAAAACCGGACACTTCCCTCGACCCGTTCACTCAATGGGTACCACAATCTTTCTAAAAGTTTACCCGCACACCTTGCGACTTTATCCGCGTACTGACCACCTACAAATAAAATTTTCTGCATCTTTACCCCCTGTTATAAAATTGTTGACATACGTTTTTAAATCCGATATGTCTCTGTGAGGTGTTTTGGTCTGTGCCATTTGTGCGTTTAAGGTTGTGGGGAAAGGGTGAACGTTCTGGCCGCCAAGCTTACAGGCGTTCACCCTTTTTCTTTTAGACACCGATTTATTCCGACGGTTCGGGTGACACCTTAGATGTCCATGTGGGACAGTTTTTACAAGGCCCAATCCGATTAATTTGTCCCGATATTAAACCGACATATGATTTAGGTCGTTTGCTTCCGTCCGGTTTCCATTTACAAAAACCGTGAGATAAACACTTTGGCCCGTGCCACTCAGGTTCATATAAACAAGTTGTACAATCCTCATCTGTATTATCTACTTCGCATTCCGACGGTTCAGATATAAAATAGTCCCACGCTGGAAAAGTTACAGTATTACCGGACTTGACCTCACGTAAACCGTCAAAGACCATTCCTCCGGTACCCACGGTACGGATCTCATCCGGTGACGGTATCGGTCCGGACCATTCGACCCCGGGTACACTCATTACCGGGCGTGTGCAATCGCGACCTTGTGGGTCTGTTGTGGTAAAACAAAGATCGTCGTTACGGTTATAAAATACACGTCTGATGGTCTCGAAACCGTTTTTATGCTTCATCCAATACCAACCTTCTTTACGGGGCGGTGTGTTGCTGTAATTCATGTGTTATCTCCTTATTACATTGAACAAAAACGGCATTTCTTAACGTCGCGTGCTTTTGTGTTTCTCATTTTCCTTCCGGACTGAATTTCACGACGTAACCCTTCGAGATCAGCCGACCATGTATCACGTCCAGGTGAGCGAAAGGTGTAACCATACTTATTTTCGATTTGTACATATTTTTCGTATCTGTCCGGGTGATTTTCGAGAAGTGCTTTCCATTCCGGCAATCTCTGAAAGAAGCAACACCCGCAATCGGTGCGTTCCGGTATTATGATTCCTTTATTTTTTAAATACCCTGTGACCTCATTAATTCCCCATTTCCAGTGTTTCAAAGGGTACTCAACGTTTACGCACGAATCTATTATACCGAGGCGTTCACCTTCGTCATATCTCAACCCGACGTACATTATAGCATCGTGAACCATGGAAGTCATATACTTAATAAATGGTTCTATTTTCAACATACGGGTACAGAATCGCGCTCTAAAATTTGGTATCATTTTTTGTTTATCTATCAACCCAAACAAATCGGTACCGGTTAACCGTTTTAATGGTCCGAGAATCGTTTCAAGTTTACGCCAGTGTTTTTCCATTTCTGGTAATTCATCACCTGTCGGGGTTAAAACATACTCAAATTTTCGGTTCGGGTATAGTTCTTTTAACCTTAATGCCATTGCTGTCGAATCTTTACCACCCGAGAGTGCTACAATATATTTCATATTCTTTCTCCTTATTAAGTGTTATTCCTTCTTTAATATAAGTTATATATCTATCCCTGTACGGTTGTCAAGTGTTATTTTAAAAATATTTCCCGCTATCCTTATATCTCTGTATCCCGCTATCCTTGTATCTCTGTATCTCTCTTTCCTTAAACGTAAAAAGGCGCCTTGTGTTGCCAAAGCGCCTTGTAAAACTGTCCGTGCTATCGACCGGTGTGTTACCACCACAAGTATCTATTCAAAATTGTTGTATCTTTTTCAGTCAGGTATTTATAAACCAAATAACTTTCGATTATACCTCGCAAAACTCTCGACCGACCGCCAGGTTGTTTTTTAAGCCATTTATATTGTTTATCAGGTAGGTTGATTTCACAGGGTATCGTTTTACACTTTTGGGTGGTGGTAATCGTCTTTTTAAACGTACCTGTCTTATATTTATCAATCGCGTCGGAAACAACCTTGTCGAAATCACCGAAACATAAAATCCTTTTCATTTGTAAATCAGTTAACCAAAACTTAGCTTTTATCATTTTAAATACTCCCACATAAAATAAACATCTAAAGCGTGTTGAATTATATGTGATACTTTATCTTTTGAATTTTTCATATAATCAACCTGTGTTTTAAAAAAATGCACCGTGTAAACTTTTCTGGTACCACCACCCGGTGTGTACTGTGTATTATCGAAAGCGTTATCATAACCGGGCGGTGACGGTTCTTTAAAGTATACCCGTTTTATGTACAAGTTTAAAGCGTGGCGCACACGTGCCGACGCATTAGAACCCGAACGTAATTTTAATATTTGGTCTGTTCTCAACAACACCGAATACGATTTTTTCATACTTTACCCCTTTTCCTTATATAATGTGTTATAAATTAATAAGGTATAATACATCGTTTTCACACAAAATGCAATGTATTATTATAATATGTTTTTATTCCCTCTTCGTTCTATCTCTCGAAAAACCCCTTCTTGTAAAGTCCGGTCATCGTTTCGGTCATCGATAAAAATTAATAAAATCAAACACTTACCGTATACGTGTCCAGACAGGGGGGTCGAAAAATTCATATATACGTGGAACATATTATAACGGTGTATAGAACAGTATTATATAATATGTTTCGCCTCTCACCGATTTTTTATACCGGTCATCGGTCATGATTGTTATAACATCTTGTTATCATTCATTATACAATTATACCGTTACCGGGCATCCTTTGGGCACCGGTCATAACTCACCTCTCTTTATTATTATTTATTGACTATTATATCATAAAAATATCTAATAATATAAGTAAGTTAAGAGCTATAAGGAAGTGCCCGGTTAATGGTTGAAAGTGTGGTTATGCAGATAGCGCTTGACAAGAAAGGTTACGGAATGTAACCGTGTGTATGTATTTAACATGTGGTATTATACAATATTTTTAAAATGAAACGTACAGGTGGTCGACATGAACCCGGGGCATAATTTCCCTAAAGGTAATGAGTTTTGGAAAGCACGAGCGTCTACAGGTCCGGATAAAACGTTCTCAACACCTGAAGCATTATGGACCGCAGCGCAAGAGTATTTTCAATGGGTACGGGACAATCCCATATACGAGCAACGTCTCGTTACATACCTTGGTGATTACCAACGGGTCAACGTTCCTAAAATGCGCGGTATGACACTATACGGGCTTGCTGGTTTTCTTGGTGTGACTACTAAGACATGGTATCTGTATAAAGGTTATGAGGGGTATCAAGATGTTTGTGCGGCCATCGATGAGATCATACGCCAGCAAAAAATTGAAGGCGCCATGGCGAACCAATTGAATCAGTTGGTGGTGGTTCGTGAACTCGGACTCAAAGATAAAAAAGAACTGTCCGGCGATCAATCGTCACCCATTGCAACACGAGCTATTGATCCGGACGAATACGCAAAAATAAGACAACAAATGTTGGTTGAGGATGACGTATAACGCACCTGTCATAACTGAAGCGCGTCGGCTCGAATGCGAGCTTGACGGGCTGTATTTTACCCGGTACTTCATGAAACAGCGTACCGGCGCTAAAATGATTGTCAACCGTCATCATTCCGTAATGCAGTCAGCACTTGATAGGACCATGTTACCGCCGGATCATCCGGACTTCATACCACGATTGATTATAAACGTGCCGCCCGGATACACAAAGACTGAAATGGCGGCAATTCATTACATGGCGAGGGGGCTTGCTGTGAACCCGAGGAATAGGTTCCTTCATCTTTCCTATTCCTCGGACCTCGCCTTACAAAACTCAGCCACCACGAGAGAAATCGTTAAGTCTGTAGAATTTCAGAACATGTGGGACGTACAGACTAAAGATGACATGAACAGTAAAAAAACATGGTGGACTGAACAGACCGGCGGTATCCGTGCCGCGTCCGCACGTGGTCAGGTTACGGGTTTTCGTGCCGGCCACATGGAGAAAGACCAGTTTACCGGCGCTTTGATCATAGATGACCCTGTAAAGCCTGAAGACGCGTATTCTGAGGTGAAACGTAATGCAGTAAATGACGGATATAACGAAACGGTAGCCAGTAGGCTTGCTGTCGAGACTGTACCCGTCATTGTCATTATGCAACGGATACACCATCATGATTTATCCGGGTATTTACTCCGTGGCGGGTCCGGTGAGAAATGGCATCACCTGAACATGCCGGTTATAATCGACGATGAATATAAATACCCGGAAGAAAACACGCACGGTATACCTATAGCTCACGGTCTCCCGGTCGGTTGGTTGTGGTCATATAAACATGATCAAAGACACGAGGCGGCACTCCGTTCTCATCGTCGTAAATGGTTATCACAGTACATGCAGAACCCGCCGAAACGAGAATCAGAATTACAGTTATGGGAAGACGACACGGTTAAAAATTCCCGCTTCGGTGTATTCGATTGTCCTACACGAACGATAGTATCGATAGATCCGGCGGTATCAAATACAAAGACCAGTGACGAGCACGGTATAACCGTCCAGTCGAAACATGCGGAAAATCAATACACGGTCGATGCTGATTACACGCGGAAAGGTTCACCGAAACAATGGGCAACGACTGCGATATGGGCTTATGAGAAACACATGGCCGACGGTATCGTTATTGAAACGAATCAAGGCGGTGACATGTGCGAGGACACACTCAGAAATAACGGGTATAAAGGTCGTATTTTCCGAGTTCACGCATCTAAAGGGAAGGTGCCAAGGTCAGAACCTATAGTAGCACTGTACGAGCTTGGTTTTGTCAAACATAAGCCAGGATTAACAAAACTTGAGGATGAAATGTCGGATTTAGATCCAGTTACCGGATTATCAAATGGTCGGTCTCCGAATAGGGTGGACTCTATTGTATGGGGTCTTACTGAATTGTCGGGTGGTTTAGATCTTGAAGAACTTTTAAAAATGGCCATGGGGGGCGGTTGATGTCTTACGATAAAAACACCATAAAATTTGTTATGAGTATGCTCAGAGAGGGTCATAGTATTACATATATATCAGAAACAACACACATCCACAGGCACACTATATCTGTATGGGAACATAAATATCAACATTACATGCATGAAGGTACAAGCCTATTGGATATTGTAAACGGCGCTGATACCATCATAAAAAGAATAATGGAGAAGAACCGTGATCAACGAAAAGTACTCGTTTAAGGATTATACAAATCAACTGAAAAACAACCCTGGAATTGACCTTACTGACGCGAACGGTACGACGATACAAGGGACCAATTTTCATCAAGACGCTTTCCCGTTTGTTGATATGGCCGCTATGGGATTAACGAATATAACTTTTGTCGACTGCGACCTTGATAACATCATTGTCCCTGAAAGTTGCACTATGAAAGGGTGTTGCAATCGTTATTTACGGCAGAAATTCAATGAAGAAACGCAGGAATATGAATACTGGTTATGTGATGTTGACGGAAATTATTTAGAGGTGTTCAATGGCTGATAAATATGTAAAAGTCAGTAGTGCCGGTTTAGCTGGTAGTGCCGGTTTAGCTGACGGTACAAGTTGGGTGAATTGTTTTGGGCTTGCCGAGTGGGTTTCTGATCTTGTATCAGGCGCGGCGGCGGGAGACACGTATTGGGTTGAAGAGGGTACATATACGCTTACGGCGGGTATGACTACATTGGTTGACGGTACGGCTATTGCCCCGATATTCTTGATGAGTG